CCTGGCAATAATGCAGGAGTTGTTGCTGCAGGTGGTGATGGCGGTGGCGGTAGAGCAGGTTATGATATTGGAGATTCAACATATTACGATGGAGCAGACGGAACTGATAATTTAGGTGGCGGTGGTGGAGGAGGTGCAGGAATAGATGCAGATAATTATGGAGCCGGAGGTGACGGTGGAAATGGTGTTGTAATAATTAAATATACAACAAGTACAGGTTAATTATGATATATTATTTTGCAAAATTAGATTCAAATAATAATGTAACTGTTGTTCATGGTGTAGCTCACGATGATTGTTTAGATTCTGACGGGAGTGCATCGGAAACAGTTGGAATAAACTTTTTAAATAATTTATATGGAACATCTGACACATATAAACAAACATGGAAAGAACGTAAATCAGGAAGTCGAGAAAGATTGCATAGAAAAAATTATGCAGGTGTTGGAATGATTTATAAACCAGATATAGATGCTTTCATTAAACAACAGCCATACCCTAGTTGGACATTAGACAATAATGGAGATTGGCAAGCACCTAGTGCTATGCCTAATGATGGTAAATATTATTCGTGGGATGAAGACAATCAAACATGGGTAAGTGAATAATGAAAACAGAAGAGTTACTAAACGAACTAGACAAGAGACTTACTACGCATGAAGCAATATGTGCGGAGAGATGGGCTGAGACAATTTCTAAAATTAAGAGACTTGAAACAATCTTGATTGGTTGTTTTGGTTCTATTGTATTAATACTTATCACTATCATTTTAAAACTAAGCTAAGGAGAAGTCTATGTACGGCATGATGAAAGGCAAGAAGAAACCAATGAAGAAAGCCATGAACGGTATGGGTAAGAGTTATGGTGGTAAGAAAATGATGGCTAAAAAGCCAATGAAGAAGCCAGCTAAGAGGAAAGCATAATGGCTAAGGGAGTATCACACTACTTTAGAGATGGTAAAGAATACAAAGGCAAGATGCACAAAATGCCTAATGGTGATGCACACTCTGGAGCAACACATACCAAGTCTAGTAAAAAACTTTACCATTTTAAAGATCTTTCTAAAACAGCACAAAAGAGGGCTAAAAGTGGCAGCAAAAAAGTCTAAGAAGTCTCCTACACCTACTAACAAGGCTTTGTATAACAGAGTAGTGGCAGAAGCTAAACGTAAGTTTGATAAATGGCCTTCAGCTTATGCTTCAGGGTACGTTGTACGTCAGTATAAGAAAAGAGGTGGAGGCTACGCATAATGTCACTCAAAGAGTGGTTTGGTAAAGGTAAGAAAGGTGATTGGGTAGATATAGGGTCACCAAAGAAAAAAGGCAAGTTTCAGCCTTGTGGTCGTAAGTCTACCAAAAACACCAAGAGAGCCTATCCTAAATGTGTACCCAGATCAAAAGCTAAGAGTATGACAGAGGCACAAAGAAAGTCTGCTGTAAGAAGAAAAAGAGCAGCAGGAAACACAGGCAGTAAACCTACCAATGTAAGAACATTTGCAAGGAAAAAAAATGGTTCAAAAAAAGTATCAAAATCCTAAAGGTGGTCTTAACAAAGCTGGTAGGGCTTATTTCAAAAGAACCACTGGTGCTAATCTAAAACCGCCAGTATCAAGAAAAAAAGCAAAAAAGTCACCTAAAGCAGCAGCTAGACGCAAAAGTTTTTGTGCTAGGATGAAAGGAATGAAAAAGAAAAGAACAGGCAGTAAAACAGCAAATGACCCTAATAGTAGGATTAATAAAGCACTTAGAAAGTGGGATTGCTAATGGCACTAACAACAACATATTTAGATTTAGTAAATGATGTACTAGTCAGGCTTAGAGAAGCTCAGGTAGCTACTGTATCTCAGAATGGGTATTCTTCTTTAGTAGGTGCTTTAATTAATGACGCTAAAAGAGAAGTAGAAGACGCATGGAACTGGGATGTATTAAGAAACACAGTCTCATTTACTACACAACAAGGCACATTTAATTATAATTTAGATGGTGCTAGAAACAAGTTTAGAATCATCTCTGCACATAATGATACAGAAGATGTATTTTTACGTTATCAGACAACAGCATACTTTATACAAAATTTACTATTAACAGATAGTCCCACACAAGGAGCACCGTTGTATTATAATCCTAATGGTGTAGATGCTGATAGAGATGGACAGATAGATTTATATCCTATTCCTGATGGTGAATATATAATACGTTTTGACTTAGTAATACCAGAACAAGAATTAACAAGCGATACTGACACCACAGCTATGCAGAAGAATGTAATCACATCTCTTGCATGGGCTAAAGCAATAGAAGAGCGTGGTGAAGATGGAGGTATTAGCGTATCAAGTCAGTATGCAGTAGCTAAACAGGCTCTAGCAGATGCTATAGCTATAGAAGCTGCAAGAAGACCTGATGAAGAAACTGTGTGGTATCCGTCATAATGCCTAATAAACCTATACAACCAGTATCTATAACATCACCAGGTTTCTTTGGTATTAACACACAAGACTCTGGTGTTACTCTTGACTTGTCATTTACACTAGAAGCAGACAATGCTGTAATTGATAAGTCTGGTAGAATGGCTGCTAGAAGAGGATGGGAGTATCAAACAACTGCTGGTGGTACATCAACACTACCAGAGGTTCTAGTAGAGTTTGATAATTATACAGCTACAGAATCACATACTATTATTAGTGGCGGTAACAATAATTTATATGAAGGTGAAGGCACTATGTCTGCTCTTCCTGTATATAATGTAAGTGCTACAGGAACATTAGGTTATAGTATATCAGATAACAACTGGCAGTTTAAACAGGCAGAGTTTGAAAGTGGTCTTAACTTTAGTCCACATATGTATGCAGTACAAAAAAATCATCAGCCTTTGGTGTATAATAAATTACCAACAGGAAGTTTTGGTTTTAGAAGGCTAGTAGATGTTGGTAATGTTCCTTCTGGATATGGAGCATCTACATTTACACCTAATGTAGCATTATCAGCTTTTGGCAGAATGTGGATGGCTGATATAGCAAATGACCCATTAACAATATACCACAGTGTATTACTAGACGGTTCAGACTTTACTGGTTCTGGTTCAGGACAGTTAAATTTAGAAAAAGTCGTACCTGGTGGTGACAAGATAACAGCACTAGCTGCACATAACAACTTTCTAGTAATATTTTGTGAACACCATATTGTATTGTATCAAAGTGCAGATAATATAAGTAATATATCATTAAATGATGTAATCGTAGGTACAGGATGTATTGCAAGAGACTCTGTACAAGTTATAGGAACTGATTTAGTATTTCTATCTGATAGTGGTCTAAGAAGCCTAGGTAGAACCATACAAGAGAAGTCAGCACCACTAAGAGACTTATCAAAAAATGTAAGAGATAACTTTCTTGCACTTGTAGCGGTAGAAAACAAAGATGAAATAAGAAGTATATATTACGAGAAAGAAGCATTTTATTTATTAACTTTACCAGCTTCAGGATTTACTTTTTGTTTTGATGTAAGAGCAACACTGCCTGATGGTGCATACAGAGTAACCAGATGGGATAGTATAGACCCATCATCATTTATAGTAACAAATGATAATAGATTACTTATAGGTAAAACTGATGGTATAGCAGAGTATAAAAAGTTTACAGATAATGGTTCTAGTTATGTATTTAGTTATCTATCGCCTTATTTAGACTTTGGTAATTCTGCTGTAACAAAAATACCTAAAAAAATTAATGTAACAGTCATAGGTGCTATTAATACTACGTTAGCTTTAAAATGGGCTTTTGATTATGAAAACAGTTTTAATAATGCAGATGTGACAACAAAACCAGGAAATATTGCTGAGTATGGCACAGCAGAATACAATGTAGCAGAATATTCAGCTTCTGTGTTTATTGATAAACTTAGTACACAATTGTCAGGAAATGGTAACATCTTACAAGTGGGTGTAAATGCAGCAATAGATAGCAACCCTCTATCACTACAAAAGATAGATATATATTCAGTCTTAGGAAGGACTATATAATGAGTAATTATTCTAAAACAACTAACTTCGCAGCAAAGGACACATTAAATAGTGGTGACCCAAACAAAGTCGTTAAAGGAACAGAGATTAATACTGAATTTGATAACATTGCTACAGCAGTTGCGACAAAAGCTGATACTGCCTCCCCAGCGGTGACAGGCACAGCAACCATCACGAATGTTGTATTATCAGGCACATTCTCTGGTGGCTCTATAGAAGGAGGGTCATACTCATGATTGGATTAGGTAAGATTGTAGGATATACAGAACTTGGTATGCCTATTTTTGAATATATTATAGAAGGTAGCGGTGCAAATACTGTTATCAGACCTAAAACAGATGCAGAAATAAATGAAGCTGTGGAAAGGACTAATGGAATAAGAATAACAGATGATAATAAAAATGAAATAACCTCTGCTATTAATCAAATTACAGAAAATGTTGGAGATGGTAGAGGTGGAAACTATGGTGAAGTACTAGAAGCAATTAAAACTCAAGTAATTAATCCTGTTAGAGATACAGGAAATGTAGAGTTTAAAGCAGAAGACCAACAAACTTTGTTTGAAACAAATTTAGAAACTTCAGGAAGATATGAAAAATTAAAAACAGAATTAACTAATCAAATGGATATGTTAAGACTTAATGATTTTAATTATGTAAATCCAGGAGATTTAGATTATATTATAGACTATCAAGCTAAGTTATTTGCTGATAAAGGTGTAGATAGCATATTAGATATAGGTAAAAGAAATTTAGAAACAACCAGACGAGAAGTAGAAGTAAAAAGATTTACTGACCCTAATACTGGTAATTTTAAATACTACTATGATGAACCACCTACTAGTGCGATGGGAGTTGGTAAAAGAATAGAAGTACAACCTAGCACTGTTAAAGAAGTAGATACAGGAAAATCTTTAGGAATGGGTGCTACAGAAAAAATATATTATGCAACTCTACCTAGTAAAAAACACCAGTTATATAATAAAAAAACAGGAGAGGATTTAGAAGTATTTGAGAGCGGAGGAGTATTATCAGGTGTTAATGCTAGTGAATTTGGAACACTATATTCAAATGTAGAAGGTGGTGCTAGTTTAAATGTAGACTTTATGGAAGATGGTACTCCTGTCTTCTATCCTTTATACAGAGACACTTCTGATATGGGATTAATTAGTGCTTTAACAATGATGGCTTCTCTTGCTATTCCTGTGTTTGTTCCTGGTGGTTTTGGTACAATAGGTAGTACTTTATCTGGTGGCACATTTGCAGCAGGGTCAGCAGGAGCAAATGCAATAGGAGCAGCAGCAGTAGCAGGTACAGGTGCTTATATAACTAGTGAAGGCGATCTTGAAAAAGCAGCAATAGGAGCATTATTAGCAGGTGCTACTACTTATGGTGTTCAAAGTGGATTTGTAGGAGATCAATTAGTTAATTTAGGAGTTCCTGAAAGTTTTTTAGCTGGTGAGAATCCATTAGGAATTACAATACCTACAAGTGGTTCTAGTGTTCCACAGGCTTTTGCTAATGAATTAGCACAAGGCGATTATATAGTAGAAACAGGAGCTGATGGATATAGACAGGTATTTTCACCTGTTAGAGATGCTAATGGTGTAATTACATCTACAATACCAGAGTCAGCTTTAACAGATAAATTAAATAATTTATTAGTTACTTATCCTAATGCTGATCTTACTACTTTTGGAGTAGATGATTTAGGTAATACAACAATAACAGAAACACAATATAGACCAGATATTTTAGGAGGTGGTGGCGGTACTGTAGGAGCAGGAATAGGAGGAACTGTAACTACTACTGAGTATGGTATTAATCCTGCTACTGGTGGAATGGAACAAGTAAGTTCATATTCTTCTCCTTTTGATGCTACACCAGCAGCTAACATAGTTAGATCACAAGAAGCATTAAATCAAGCGGTATCTGACGGTATAATATCACAAGCAGATGCAAACGCAGCTTCAACAGCACTTACTGAATCTGGTGGAGTGTTTGATAATTTACCTGGAAATATTAAAGATATAGTAACAAAAGTAGGAGGAGGATTAGCAGCTACTGGTATAGATTTAAAAAGTATATTTGGTGAAGGTATTGGTAGCACTTTAGAAAAGCTATTAGGAACTGGTATAGATTATGCTGGTTTATCAGCTTTACAAGAGTCTTTAGAAAAGCGTGGTGAAGAAATACAACAAGAATATGAAGGTGTATTTAGACCTTACACAGTTACAAGTGGTTTTGGTTCTGCTGAAATAGCACCAGAAGGAGCTACAGCTACTGTTGGTGCTGATTATCAACCCATTAGAACAGCACAACTTGATGCATCTAGAGGTATGTTTGAAGACTTGCCTACAACAAGAGCAGATGCTACAGCACAGCAACTAGAAGCTACCAGAGCATTGACTGAACCACAAAGATTACGAGAACAAGAAAGAATGTTAGATACACTAGCACAAAGAGGTTTGCTAGGTTATGGTCAGACTATGGCAACTGTAGGAGGCCAACGCAGAGTTAATCCGTTAGCTGAGTCTATACTATCTGCACAAGAACTTGCTAGATCAAAAGAAGCACTAGATGCACAAACATTTGGTCTAACAGAAGCAGGAAGACAAGCTAATCTAGCTTCTGGTTTACTAACAGGAGCTCAGAAGATAGATGAAGCAGCGTTGGCTGGTTTAGCTACTGGTAGAGATATATCAGCTACACTACAACAAAAACCAGAACTAGAAGGTTTAGGTGCTAGATCACAATATGACCAATTAGTTGCTTTAGCAGAATTAGACAAGATAAGAGGTTTACAGTCTGGTGCTAAAGGACTGTTGGGACTACCTACACAGCAAGGTAATGTAGATGTAGAACAATTAATAAAAGCATTAGAATTAGCAAATTTACTATCACCTAAAACTGCTACACAATAAGGAATAAACATGGCACAAGAAATAACACAAGGTTTGTTTAATAACTTATTTCAAACTAAAACACCACGAATGAGATCACAGAGTTCTTCTTTAGGTGGTCTTTTTCAGCAACAACCTATTACTTTAGGTAG